AGCCTTCTGGAAAACTTGTTGAGGTGGAACAGGGCCTGGAATATTTCGATCTTCCCAAGAAGAAACGCTCTCCCAATCACCAAGGGGCATTGGCGTCATACTTGCGCCGTTAGATGCTTTATATTCATCATCAGGACTTCCAGCTCTTATATCAATAACCACAAGATCTTGAAGTACTACTGGGTCATCCCAACTATCTACCCCCATAGAATGAGAAACTTCTAATATGTAAGGCCTGTTTGCGCTGTCAGCATTAGCTGCCCAGGCTGATACGTAAGGCTCGTATTCGGCGGGCGTTTCATCGATTGAGTTTCCTCCAAGATCGTCGGTGATCGTAAAAGTATTTACCACCGTCCCTGCGGGCAACTCATTGTGTTGTTTTACGCCTGAAGGTGTATATGTTGCGGGAATTGATATTGTTACCTGGACAGTTCCCTCGCTCAGTAAATTAAGTTCATTTCCGTTTATTATTTCAGCATTATCGCCGCTATGTATACTGTAAACTATAGCCTCACTGTTTGATTCATTAACCGCAGTTAGTTGAATTGGGCCATTAGACATAGACACATTAAAACTCTGAGACCATGTTACAGAATAATTCTGAGGGGTGTTAAAATCTGCGTTATTTGGAAAAGCGTCAACAACATCATCCACACCATCGTTGTCCGAATCAATCCCAGATTGAGTTGAATCACTTGGATGAGAATCTACGCCGTCTAAGATACCATCATCATCACTGTCTGGATCGTTCGGGTCTGGATCGATAGCATCATCTAAACCGTCATTGTCTGCATCAACCCCAGATTGATTTGAATCACCTGGATGAGAATCTGCGCCGTCTAAAATTCCATCTCCATCTGAATCTACGCAAGCCCCAAATACATTAATAACGCCTCGCATACTAGAATGAGACTCACACTGATATTGATATTTATCAATTGTTGTGTCGCATGGAACTTCCCATGTTAACGTATATGAGCCATCAGTATTGTCTGTTCTGACTACATCAGTCCGTTTCGTTCCGTGTTGGCCTTGATCGTTAAATTCAGTTATTTTTATAGGATGCGTTTGAAGATCTGCGGTGTGACCCACGACCGATATTGAAAGCGTAGAACCACGAAGAGCGCTTATGCAACCAAACGCACTACCTACCCCGTCAGAATTTCTTGTCGTGTACTTAAATCTTGAAGTGCTTGTCTCAACGTCATACTCAGAATCTACAATAATAGAAAGAGGAGAGGATACGCATGACTCACTAAGAGAAAGATCTGGCAATTTATATATTACAGCATCGCTTTCACCAGCAGTTTCTGTGCAAACATAAATAGCAGGACTGGCACCAGTCACCAATAACATCTCTCCGCAGATAGCATCGTTTTTAGCATTCTCTATGTCTGAGCCTGTGCGGATTTTGATTCTATGTTCAGTATTATTTAAATATTGACCGCTGTAATTGATTTCTTCTGGGTTCATATTATTTTCCTTGTCCTATAAGTGGTGAAAGTGGTCTGAGGTTATAGTTTTTATTTTCTATATCTACAAACTGCAAATTTTCGGTAAATAATACACCGTTTTCTGGGCTTGTAATATTTCCTGAAGCACAGTTCGTTAGAACTGCATTGTGGCTAGGGTTTATGCAGTAGGTTTTAGGACTCTTTGTGTAAAAAATAGTACTTTTTATTGTGCCGCTTTGTGCGCCTGTTAAGTAACTGTCTGTTGATACGCGGTCATTGTGGTCAACGAAAATACAATTTTTTATGTCTACTGGGCCTGAGTTTGATAAAATATGAGAATTTACCCCTGATGGAACTTCAAATATACAACCTGAAGCTGTAACTGAAAGAGCCGCTATGTATTTGCCAGCTAATACATGGACAGAATCAAGAATATAGTGGCATTCTTTTTGGTGGGTGAAGTGGTCATTCGCTACCAATTGTATGCCTTTAAATCGAAGAGTAGGATATTTCGTAGCAGAACTTATACGACCAGCATCTGTAAAAATAGCTTGATGCATGTTTTCAGCTACCATGGTGATATTGTTACCGACATTATCATCTTGCATTATACTGCTATTCCATACATATGTGCCATCCTTAAAAACGACTTGTTTGCTAGCGCTTTGTACCGCAGCCAAAAAAGCATCAGAATATTGACTCCAGTAAAAAGCATTATCTTTAGTACCTGTCCCTGCGCCAGACCCTGACTGTACCCAAATCGTATCGGCTGAATATTTATTTTTAGAAATTCCACCAATTAGCGGCGAATCAGCTCTTAATCTAAAATCTTTAGAGCTAGGATCTGTGAATTTTGGGTCTCCCTGGTAAGTATTTTCTCCGCCATAAGTAATGTTTGAACCTATATTATAGAAGCAGCAATTTTTTGAATTTCCAGTTAGAGCAGGAAACCCGCTTTCAGGAATTTTAGTAGTTGCATAAATGATACTATTTTCAATAGAACCAAAAGTCGTAAAAGATAAATGGCCCGAAGTTTGGGGGAAATTAATAATTATTGTACTATTAAGTATCTCGCAAGCACTTGTGTTTCTTGTGAAAAAAGGACTAGATTCTAGCCCAAAATTTACATATATAAAACAAGATTCTATTATAAGTTTTGAACCGTCGCTCCATAAAAAACCATCTGTTCCATGTGTAAGAGGTTGTATTTCTTCAAGCTTTAAGCCTTTGATTTTATTTGGTCTTAATGAGCTATTTGAAACTTGATGGAATCTTGTATTTTTAACATAAAAATCTTCAAGAGTTATGTTTCCAACACCAAGATTTCCATTGCCCCATTTTCCTCCAATGTTGATTTGTTTTGCAGAGGTCATACTTGTATCACTGCTCCCTAATATAGCTTTATGTTTATTTAAGGATTTATAAGTAATTCCATCTGCATAAAGATCTAAAGAGGTTGAAATTTCATAATAGCCATCTACAAAATATATAATGCCGTTGCCAGCTGCTGCTTCTGTTTCTGCAGTACCTAGTTCTCCCATATAATATGGATCTTCAAATGTTCCAGAGCCTCCAGCGCTGTCTCCTGGCTGTATGTATACACCTTCTGGATTTGAGCTTTTAAGACCCCCAATTAAAGGGGAGCTTGGCCTTAATGAAAAATTGGCATTATCAGCGTCAACAAATAAAGGATCTAATAGCTTGAATTGATTTGGAATGTTATTGTTTAAAGAGCCCCCTACAGAAGAAATCGGATTCTCGATATAAAGAACATTATTTCCCCCATTCACTGTAGTTTCTCGAGAAAAATTTATTGTAGTCTGCTCATCTTTTAAATATTTATAATAAATAATATTATTTTTAAATACAGTATCTGCCGCCTCATATATCCCCTCGTATTGAATATTCTTAACTCTAGCGTAAAATGTATTACCTTCTATTAAAACCCCTGTTGTATTAATATTAAACCAAAAAGATGGCCCTGAGTAAGAAAAATCAAAAAGACATTTACTGATAACCGAGTTCGGAGCTAATAGCTCTATGGCCCTAGAGGCGACAGCACCAGTATTTGGCTCCTGCTTTAAGGGTGCTAATTTAAAAGAAGGTGTTTCTTGGGTTATTAAGCAGCCAATTAAATATGAAGGAGTAGAAGAGTTTTTACCGAAAACGCTGCCCGCAGGATTCTCGTTAACGAAAACCAAATCCTCCGCCCTCGCACAATTATTATAGTTCGTAAATTTACCACGAATATAAGCTTTAAATCTATTCTTGGCTTTTATGTTAGTGTTATAAAAATTAGGATGCCAGTAACTAGCACTTAAAGTTCGGCTCCACCTATACTCTCCATCGCCAAGTATAATCTCCCCTTCCGATCCAGCAGCTTCGACAGCGAAGTTTGTGTTTGTTGCATATAAAGCGTACTCACCAAGAGTCAATGTTGTGTCATCTAAATTGCATTGATTGACTGTAGATATTGCATTAGAAACTAAAAATGGATGCTCTTCGCTACCAGCTTCAACCCAGTCAGAAATATTTGCATCTGGAGTTTCAGTAGAATTATTGTCTTTTACGCAAACAAATATAATATTTTGCGAGCCAGTATTATGTTCTACCCTGTCACCAATTACATAATTAAAAGTGCCAGCACTATCCCATACTGTTCTTGAATAATTATCAGTTATTTCTACATAGACTTTACTCATTAGAATGATCCTCCGTCAATCAATAATGGAGCTGGGGCAGACCCTAAAGAAGGACTTTGAAAACCCTGCCTTATCGGCAAGCCATTAGTGCCTAGGGAATCACTGTTGCCATTAATAACAGAATAACTTTCTCCGTCGGTGTGAACAAATTCAATATCTTCTGGGGACTCTGCGCTATCCACCTTAACAGCTATGCCTAATGCGATTGAATTATTAGCAGAAACCTCTTCTTCTCCACCAACTAAATGGGCAACTCGATTGCCTGCAATATCGGTTTTAAATAAAATAAAAGAACTTTCGTCAGAATAAATTCTTGTGTCTACAGGGTTAATTGAGTGAAACCCTATATCTGTCGCACCTTTTATTTTAAAATCATTAAATCTATACCAACCAGAAGTTAACGAGCCTTCTCCGGTAGTTCCTACTACAAACCTCTCTTGATCTGTTAGTAATTTAAATTGTAAATCCTGATCTGACGCTTCTAAGACAGCTGATGTACCAAGGCCAAGTTTGTCGGCAGTAAGAATGGTCACAGGCTTACCTTCTGAATCTTGAACTTGTGGAGTTTTTGAGAAATATAAACTTTGCGGGTTGCCTGGATCAGGCTTAACCTCTGCACCTCCAACCATAATTCCACTAGCTGGAAAATGAATAATCCCCTGATCGTCGACAGATAAACTGGCTTCCCCTAGGTTTATACCACTAGGAATTTGCAAGACTCCATTGTTATTCGATAAGGTTAAATCCCCCAAGTGAAGGGAATTGTTATGCAAATATAAATCACGGACTTTCTTGCCTGAAGAGCCGATATCAAACACCTCGCTTTCCGAAGGTAAAATATTACCACTAAAATTAATTCCGCCAGCCACCTCCAACTTCGCACTAGGACTCGTAGTACCAACACCTACATTGCCGCCTGCGTAAAAAATATCTCCTGCGGTTGCCGCATCTTCCCATTTGCCACCTAGGCCTCCTGCATCCCCTGTGGAAACTGCGACTCCGCTAATATATAAACCTTTATTGAAATGGCCACTATCAAAATAAGCATTCCCCCAGGTAACATCTTCTATTCCGATTCCTCCTTCTCCGCTTGCTTGTGGTATTAAATTTTTTGTAGCCATAATATTAAGATTGTAATGTATTTATATATGTTTTATATATACACACATATTAACCAGGAGAATCAGTTGGATATATATTTCCACTAGAATCTTCTTGAAAATATTGCGTAAATTCTGAATCGGATAAAACCCCTGACTCTCTTAACCTATAGCTATTTCCAGGAACCTCCTCCCACAACTCAATTGAAGGATCCTTAGATTCAAAACTTGAGGTTCTTAATGATAGATTATTAGACCCATCATCCTCGAACCACTGAATAGAAGATGATGTAGAAAGTTTATTTCCATTTATTATTAAATCCAAAAATAAATCATCCTCTTGAATCTTGGAAGAAAAAGATACAGAAAACCCCGTGGTATTTATTCCATACGTCATAAACGCATAGTGACCAACAGGAGGAGAATCAAGTCTTGACCCTAAAGAAATAGCTATTTTAGGTTTGCTCTGAAAAACCTTACCAACCCCTAAATCTTCGTAAGAAAACGAAAGCTCATTTACCCCAGATGGCACATTAACAGAAGAAGAGAAAGAGCTAGAGGAAACATCTTCTAATTTTCCAGACAATCCACTTAGCTCTTGTAAAAGACTTGATACGCCTTCGGCAAGGCCAGAAGAAGCTCCTGAAGAAATAATATCTAAAGAATTCTGCAGGTCACCGGACAGGTTCACTAAATCTTGAGATATAACAGAAATACCACTAGAAAAATCGGAAGAAATATCAGAAGAGAACTCCCCAAGCGAATCTCCTAGTTTTCTAGTAAAAGCCCAGTCTGCGGAATTGTTTTCTCCAGTTTTTTCGTATAAGAAATTGCTATCAAGATCTATATACTCAGACCCAATAATTCCCGCGGCCTTGTCGCTATCAGAAGGAGGTCCAGAGTCTAGGATTAAAGGCTTTCTTATTCCCAGATTAGCGTTAACGAAAGTTTCGAAAGCGCCCATCCTTAATCCCTCCTATCGCTGTGGTATAAAAGCGCGGCAGAGTAAAGATCTAAGCCGTGACTAATAGATATAGACTGAACCCCGGATTGAGCAGATAAACATTCAATTTTATTAGGGTCACCCAAGCATTCTTTCAGCATTGACTCCCAATCGTCCCCCGCTGAGGAGACTATAATGGATTCGCATAAATCATCAACCATTTTCTTTTCAGCTGACTTAAGGCTCTTTTTTTTGAGCTTCTGCCTCATTTGCTTGTAACCAAAACTGCGTAAAGCTTCAGTCTTATAAATAGTTTCTTGAATCCCTTCTCTGGAATACAAATCGCTAGAATCGGACGATTTATTTTGAGGAACACCAGAAGTTCCGACTGGCCTACCTACTTCTTTCTTGCCCTGGTCTAACTCCCCTCCCTCTTCTGACCCCGGGCCAACCATAGGAACTCCGCCAACTATAGGGTTATACATACCCTCCTTTCTTTGATCTATATATATTTTTTGCGCAGACTCCATATCCTCAGGTTTAGGATAAGAACCTTTTTCCAAAACATCCATTCCTTGTTCAGGAGTAATTATACCCAATTCCATCAATCTTGTAGCAACCCTTTGTAACTGAACCTCGTCTTTTATATCAGTTTGCTCAAATTTTACAGTAGGATATTTCCTAAAACCTAAATTTTGACAAACCATCTTGACTTGAGGTTGAAGAAAATCGTAAATAAAAGCGTTTCTAGATTCCTCGAGCCTCTCTAGAAATATCTTAGCCTTAACCTGAGTATTACTATATCTCTCATCACCGACTATTACATTTTGTAAACCATCTCGAATGTCGTTGTTTATCACTTCATACTTTGCGGGCCCCACAACTTTGCCTATGTCAGGTATCACGAATTGAGCCTTAGTTGTATAGTCGCTAACCAAGACCCTCCCAACACTTTCGTTTTTAAAAAGGTTTTGCATCGCCTCCATGTTCCTAGGGTTTATTCCTCCCTTGTCAGGCTCGGCGCCCATAGTTATAAGTAAGATTACATTTTCTATAGTCCTACATATAGCTTGATCAATTTGCTTCAACTCCAGCTTAAAATTTATATCGTCTAAAACAGGATACCCAAAAGGAATAGCGAAAGGTTCATAATCCTGCTTTTTATAGAAAGAGTAAACTAAGTGGGCGGGATCTAATTTGACATTAACTCCATCAGAGTTGTAACCCCCCTTGAGTATCTGCTCTTTAATATCTACGTCAAGAGATTCAAAAACCTGCTTATCATATTCGGTTTTCGGACTCTTGAGTCTTTCTATATCATATTGGCTTAATATTTTTTCATACAAACCATTATCAAACGAAGATCCATTCTTGGCTACTATATCGTACGGGTTAAGTAAAATATATTTCACTGGAAGCTTTCCAGGTTTTAAAGACAGAGAGGATCCATAGATTTTTGTTATCTTGTCAAAATCGGTCTTTGAAAATTTTCCGTCAACCCTATAAAGAAATATGTTCCCGCTACGATAATACTCCCTAAAGTATTGATCTTTTAGGTTCCACAGGTTAATTCTTTCGAACCATTTATAAACAAAATCCCTAGAACTCTTTGTTCCTCCTTCAAGATATATTCCAGAGTTGGCGAATTCAGACATGACGTCTATAGCATTTCTAAATACAGATATATTAGCATAAGCTTTCTGGCAAAGCTCTATAGAATCCCTAACATTAACTCCGTCTTGTCCATACGAATAAGGAAGCATACCTCCTGCAATATTAGAAAATCTGTGTTTTTTATCAGACTTATGAGCTAAATTTCTTCTTGACGCAAATTCGTCTCCCCCAGACTTGGTTCTGCTATATGCGGCTTGAGACTCTATATAATAAGGCTCCCCAGAAGAAGACGGCTCTGAAGAAAAACTCTTGAGGGCATCGTTCAGATCAGAATTTTCATCTTTATTGAACTTCTCCCAGTAACTAGAGCTTTTAACATATTTCCTTTTACTCATTCATTATGGTACACAAAAGTCAAAGCAAAGTCTACTAAAAGTTAAAAGTTAACTTCTGACTTTTGTTTTTTCTAGCGTGTGTATACATTTATTATGTCTGACAAAAAAAACAACCAATGTATAGTTATAACTGATAACGGAGAGATAAAAGGCTCGATTGTAAGCGAATACGAAGAAATAGGAGGCCCGGATGACGGAGCTGTTTTTGCAGTCATAGATCTTGACAACGGACAGACCATTACCGTAAAAATGTCAGAAATATCAGAATAATAAAAGTGTATAATAATCAACATGAGCAAACACACAAAAAATTCAAACTTTAGATACAGTAACGATAATCGAAACCAAAACCCCACTTCGATCGATTACCCCTCCCAGCAGCAAGTCACAACAAACTCAACAAAAGGTGACCGAAGCTATTACCCAAATGACAACGGAGGGCGTTATCCCAATTCGAACCGGCTAGACATATCAGTAATAGACCCCGCAAATAAAAAACAGCCGCCAAACTCAAACCATAAAATACCATGATCTTTGCAATATCAACCTTAGTTTCAGCATTAAGCATTTCGATTATTGCTGCATATTTCAGCATTATTGGACTTGCAACAATTTTTCCAGGGTCAATTGAGGCTGTCATCGCAATGGGGATAGCCCTTGAAGTCGGAAAAATCATTGCGGCAATATGGCTCCACAGGAATTGGAAAAGTGCGCCAAAAACCTTAAAAGCATATCTATTTTCAGCAATCTTAATTCTCATGGGAATAACAAGCATGGGCATATTTGGCTTTTTAAGCAAATCCCACATTGAGCATGAACAAGATGCTGAAAAAGCTGCCGCGTTAGTCACTCAAGTAGAGGCAAAAATTGAAAGAGAGAAAGAGTACATTGTTAGGCAAAAAGAATTGATTGAAAAAAATGAATATAAAAACCAAAACTTCAGCGATAAAAGCGCTGAAAATATTAGTCTAGAGCAAAATAAAATTAAGCAACTTACCGAACAGCTAGAGAAAGATATAGCGCTAGACCAAAGAATGCTTGAGCCTGTAAACGAAAGAATCAAGCAGATGAATAATGAAATCGAAGAGATTAAAAACAAATCAGGAGGATTATTTTCGAGTAAAAAGAAAGATCTCGAAAAGAAAATGGCCGAACAATTAACCGAGCGCCAAGAACTAAGCTCAAAAAAGAAACTAATTGAATCGAGAATATCTAAATATCGAGATGAAACATCAACGATTATATCAGATATAAGAAAACGTATACAAGACTACCAAAATATAGGATTCGAAAAACCAGAAGATCTTGAGAAAAAAACAGAAGAACTTAATAACAACATAGCAAAAGCAAGAGACACTATAGATGAACTTGAGGTAAAAAAGTTCGGTTTAAACGACGGCTCTCGCCAGCTAGAGGCGGAAATAGGTCCAGTAAAATATGTAGCGGAGTTAATTGCAGACTTGACGGGAGTAGAATTTGATACAGGCAAAGCCGTAAGAATAGTTATAATAATATTAATTTTTGTATTTGATCCTCTAGCGATATTACTTGTTTTAGCGGCACACATCAGTCTAAGCAAAAAATTTCCAAAGATTGAGCTTGACGAAGCAGCCCTTTTTCTAAGAATTGCAGAGATCGAAGGCCAGCAAAAAAAACTGGAAGACGACGAATTAAAAATAGAAGAGAGAAAGAAAGATCTTGAACAAGAGAACAAAATGTTAGAACTTCAAGAGGGTCAAGCAAAAAAATATAAACAAGAGATATCAGAAAACAAAGAGACTTTAAGACAATTAAAACTAGAGTCTTGCCAAGAAATACTAAAAAAAGAAAACACATCCGAAATAACAAAAGAAATCGAAGAGCTAACTCGACAAAAGGAAAGTGCATCGAGAGAAATAAAAGAAATAAAAATAAACAAAGGTAAACTCCTAGACAAGGCCGATCAAGCCGTCAAAAGCGCAAGAGAAATAAAAAGCGTAATAGCCGCGCACGATAAAAATAAAGAACAAATCAAAGACCTCAAATCAGAAGTTCACTTAAGCTTAAATAAAATAACAGAAATAAAAACTAAAATTAACGACCTGAAGTTAAAAAATAAAACTCTAAAAAATCAAAACGAAAAATTATTAAGTGATTCACTAACCCCAAACAAAGAGCTCGAAAGTAAAATCGCAGACCTAGTAAGCCAAAAAAACAAAATCCTAGAAGAAAATCTAAATATAAAAAACAAAAAAAGTTTACTAATAAAAATTGAAACCTCAGAAAAAGGAATTTGCTCGCTAGAGATACCATCATCTCTCGGAGGAGTGCATAAGTACATAAGACAAAGTAAATTTGACAAGGATATAATTAACACTCTTATCGGAGTCAGTCTAGAGATCGACGGAGAAGCAGGAGTAAAATCTATCGAAAAAATGAAAGAAATTTACGAATCTAAAAGAAAAAAAATAATCGACGCACATCTCAGCAACAGAGAATATAAAAAACAAAACGTATCTTACGAATATATATCTTGACTTTAATGATATTATAAACTATACTAGTTTAGTGAAAAAACTAAACAAGAAAGAATTAATTAAAAAAATAGTCGAAGAGCCAAGCAAAGGAAAACGAATATTCTGGGCCAGAGAGATGAAGCTCTTGAATGACCTTATGAAAATGTTCCCGAATGAAAACTTCTGGCAAAGGATGACAATTAGTAAGGTGCCCTCTCTAGCCATGCTCAGGTCTGAACACGGGCTATCTAAAATCAAAAAAAAATATTTAGACTTTAATTATAAAATTCCTTGCAAAAAAGAAATACCGCTTGGAGAAAAAACAGGAGAAGACAAGATAATCTCGAAAAAAACAAAAACAATTAGACAATTTATAGATGAGTAAAACAAAAGAAGTTCAAACAACAGATCAAATAGCAAAATTCCTATCAGATAAAGATAATAAAAAATATCATTATAATTTTCACGAGTCGGAAGAGTATAAAATTCCAAGCGGAAGCTTAAATCTAGACATCGCATTAGGAGGAGGCTTGCCAAGTGGAGCTCATAGATTCACGGGAATCAATGAGGGAGGAAAGACTAGCTGTGCAATGGCATTCGCAAGAAACTTTCAAAAGCATTTTGGAAAAAAAGGAATGGTAATCTACATAAAAAGCGAAGGTAGGTTCAGTCCAGAAATGATGGAAAGAACAGGGATTGACACTGATCCTGAAAAATTCTTTTGCTTTGATTGTAATATATTTGAGAAAGTCTTCGAATTGGTTAGAGAGTTGGTATTTAATAATGAAGACGACAAGAAATATATGTTCATTATTGATAGCGTTGATGCGCTTTGCAGGGTTGGAGACATAGATAAGCCTTTCGCTGAATCAGAGCAAGTTGCGGGAGGAGCGTTAATAACCTCTGTATTCTTAAAGAAAATGGTTTTACCCATTAGCAAAATGGGGCATACATTAATACTAACAAGTCAAGTTAGAGTAGAAGTGGCCACAAATCCATATGCAGCGAGGGGAGGCCCTAAAGTCAAGCAGGCAGGAGGCAACGCCATAAAACATTATGCCAACTTTATACTCGAATTCGAGGAAAGGTACTCCTCGGATCTAATATTTAAAAACCCTACCGCAACAAGATTAGATGAAAAAGGGGAGCCTATAGGGCACTACTGTAAAGTAAAGTTCAGAAAAAGCGTAAATGAAAAAACTGGGTCTACGGCAAGGTACCCAATTAAATACGGAGAGAAAAACGGCAAGTCAGTATGGAGAGCTAGAGAAATACTTGACATGTTATATCTATTTAATTTAATAACAAAAAAAGGGGCATGGATTTCCGTTTCAGAAGAATTGATAAAAGAAGTTTCAGATAAAAAATTAGAAATAAATGAAAAGTTTCAAGGGGAGCAGCGATTAATAGACTTCCTCGAAGAAAATGAAAAGCTCTCCGACTTTCTATATCAAGATTTTAAGAAATTAACAAATGCGCTTTAACACTCTAACCGGAGCAAAAAGAGCTGTAAAAAAACCTAAAAAATTCTTAATAGATTGGGACGGAAAAAGCAGAAGTAAAATACAGTTTTCTGCGAAACAATTCCTTAAAAAATACTGGTCAAAGCATGTAGTTTTTGAAGAATTTCCGGTCGCAGGAACCAAACTCTCTTTAGATTTTTATAACGCCAACAAAAAGATAGCTGTGGAGGTCCAAGGCAAACAACACACAAAATACGTACCTTTTTTTCACGGCAAAAATAAAATTAATTATATTAACCAATTAAAAAGAGATCAAGACAAATTAAAGTTTTGCGAAATAAACGACATACAGCTTGTAGAAATCTACGACGGAGAAGAAGTTAACGAAAAACTTTTCCAAAATTTTGGGGTTATTTTGTAGTTTGTGTAATATATAATATGAGCGACGAATTTATTGACCCAGAAAACCTTTCGAGATTTAATTTGCCAGAAAGCATGATATCTCAATTGTTTGAATTTACTGGCTCCTCTGGAGGAGACAGCGGCTTCATTTTATCATACGTCAACCAAGAAGGTTTGCCCGCAGTAATAACAAAAGCAAATTCTCCTATAGTAGAAATGGGCTTAAGAAAAGCTCTTGAGCAATACTTGGAACAGGTATCCTCTCAAGAAATTGAATTAAATTTCCCCCCAGATTTCGGAGACGAAGAAAGCCCTTGACTTTTTAAGCTAGCTGTGATACCATGTAATTATGGTATATTCACATGAACTAGAACAGCATTTGATAGCGGGGTTAATAAAATATCCAGAAAGCTATCCCCTAATCGCAGCCTTCATTGATCAAGAAGATTTTTACGACAAAAATACAATAGTCAATAAAACAATTTTTTGCGTACTAAGGCAAGCGCTCGAAGCTAGCGATGCACTTGATGAAGTATTACTCTCTCAAAGAGTCCAAGCGTTAAACATATCATTCGAGGATAATATTAATATAGCCGACTATATTAAAGCCTTATCGATGAGACAAATCTCAAAAGAAGGAGTACTAAAGGCTGCGCAAGAGCTTAAAAAAATAACCGTAAGAAGAGAAATTCATAATGCGTCCGTGGAAGTCGCTAAAAATATGAAAAGCATGCCCCCTAGCGCCTCATTTGATGACATAGTAAGCGAGGCAGACAAGATATACAACGACAAGATCAACCTTTACGAGATGGGCTCGAGCAAGCCCGAAAATTTATTTGAAGACATGGAGGACTTTATTGAAGAAAGGGGAAATAATCCAATTGATGAATTTGGACTGATGGGCCCACACGAAAGAGTTAACGATCTTTACGGCTCACTTTTCAGGCCTGGCAATATTGCTGTAGTAGTAGCGAGGGCTGGAGTAGGAAAAACTCAGTTTTGTATGGACTTTTGTACGAAAGTTTCAGCGCTCAATGATCATGTCCCAATTCTGCATTTTGATAACGGAGAGATGAGCAAAGAAGAACTTATAATTCGCCAGTGTTCTGCGCTTTCTGGCGTACCAATGCACCTGCTAGAAACTGGAAGATGGAGGCAGGCAGGAGAAGAGGTTATAGAAAAAGTAAGAAGTACATGGGTAAAAGTAAAAAACTTCAAATTCTACTATTACAATGTCGCAGGACACAGTATAGATAGCATGTTGAATATTATTCGTAGGTTTTACTACTCAGAAGTAGGCAGAGGAAACCCCATGATTTTTAGCTTCGATTATATAAAAACAACATACGAGCGACAAAACGGAGCAAGTAGCTGGGAGACTGTAGGAAGAATGGTTGACAAGTTCAAACAGTTAATACAAAAAGAATTATGCTTCAACGGTAAGCCTGCAGTAGCAATGCTAACCAGTGTACAAAGTAATAGGTTAGGAATAACAAACAATAGGAGCGCCAATAATGTAGTTGACGACGAAAGTATAGTTTCTTTATCAGATCAAATTACCCAATTCTGCTCGCACCTATTTCTGCTGAGACAAAAAACAATGGACGAAATACAAGAGGAGCCCGATGATTTTGGAACTCATAAGTTGATATGCTTAAAATATAGATGGTTAGGCAAAGATGTTCACAGAGCTCTTCAGCCTGTAGAAATGCCGGACGGAAGCAAAAAGAAAAATTACATAAACCTGCACATGGAAAATTTCTCTATATCAGAAAAAGGAGACCTTCAGGACATGGTCGAACACATGGATTCAGAAGGAGTTGGAGCTCTCAGGGGGGTTGCAGATGAAGTACCAAGCTTGTAAAATGTCCCCCGAAAAAATAAAAGAATCCTTAATACAGCTAGGATATAAACTAGCTGATCGAGGGTCTTATTGGCAAACTAATGCGTTATTTAGGAATGGAGACAATAAGACGGCCATACAAATTTATAAAAACACCGGAGTATGGAAGGATCACGTTCAAGACAGCTCTTTTTCTCCGTTTAAAAGGCTTGTAGAAATAACCTTAGGGACTAATGATAAAAAGTCTATAGAACAATATATTGAAGAGGATAACATAGGATCAAATTACAATAAATTAACATTCCCAGAAAAACTAGAAATGGAAGAAATATATCCAAACAAATGCCTAGAAAGGCTACTACCGCATTATAAATTCTACAACGATAAAGGCATTTCCACTCAGCACCTGGAAAAACTTAAATCAGGCTATGCAACAAGCGGAAAATTAAATAACAGGTTTGTGTTCCCCATCTACAACGAGCACGAACAAATACATGGTTTCTCAGGTAGAGACATGAATAGCTTCGGCGACAGACCTAAATGGAAACATGTTGGCAGAAAAAAAAGCTGGATATATCCACTTTATGCAGACAAAGAGGTGAGAGATTCTATCGAAAAAACCAAGGAGCTGATTTTAGTTGAAAGCATCGGAGACTTGCTAAACCTAAACGAGAATGGTTACAAGAATGTTTTGGTAACCTTTGGTTTAGATATATCAACAAAGTTAATCTGCGCAACTTTATCTTTAAACATAGATAGATTAATCATAAGCTTAAATAATGACTCTCAGTCAGAAAGAAACAGGGGTCTGGAATCAAGCATTAAAAATTATTTAAAGTTATTAAACTATTATGACCCAGACAAGATAGCAATATGCCTACCCACTGCTAAAGATTTTGGAGAAATGTCTTCGGACAATTTTAATTCTTGGAATAAAAAGCTATTATCACTAGACCCAAAAACACAACAAAAATTTATCATCAAAAAAATAAATGAAATATACAAAACATTGCCAAAAACTTTATTAAAAAATAAAAAAATAATAAACAATGAGTGAACTAACCAAATTATCCGCGAGTAGAATAAAAACAGCACAAACCTGCAGTTGGACTTATTGGTGCAATTACAAGCTAAAACTTCCAGATTCAGGAAATGATGGATCAAGTCGAGGAACAATCTGCCATAACATATTTGAACTTTTAGGCGACAAGCATAAACGTGAATATAATAAAATAATAAAAGACGGAACAATATGGAACACTGAAGTTGTGTCCGCGCAAGTAAAGAAAGAGGCTGAAGATCTTGCAGTGAGCGACCCTGAGAACATGGAGCTTAT